GCAGCAATACCGCCAATGTTGGTATTTTCTTTTAGCTTATCAAAAAAAGTTCTTTTTTGAGCAATCTTATTTTCCATTTATCCTCAAATATAATTGAATTCTTAAATTATATATTTATATTAGTTTATTTCTTCGGTGGCGGACTTGGTGGTGCGCTTGGAGGCGGATTCATTGGAGGAGGGGACCCCAAATCTAATCCCGGTAACCCTCCTGGTGATTCTCCCGGTAATGGAGATTCTTGCGGCTGTTCTCCTTGTACTGGCGTTTCCGGCTCCGGAATCTCATCATCCTCATTTAATGATCTCAATTCATTAAGATTCAATGCGTTTAATGCCGCTTTTTCCTTTGCGGCAATTGCAACCTGAATTGCTTCTTTCCTCATCTTTCTAACTTCATCCTCATATTCCAAGCCCATTGATTTGTAAAGCGTATGAAGAGAGGCTCTCTTTTGCTCTCCCTCACCTTGAGTAAGGGTCATCAATGAATTAATATAATCTCCGGCATCAAATAAGGACATATGATTCCAATCAACTTCCGGAACAATTAATTGCTTTTGTCCATTGGAATAATCATAAAATTCTTGAATGTGGGAAATTGGAGCGAAAATCTTTCTTTTTAACCACGCTGAAATCATATTTCTAAATTGCATATATCTTTGTCTTAAAACATCCAATGCAACTCCGCCATTCGCATATGATGTATCCGCTCCTCCATCCATCAAAACCGGAGGAACTTGCAATCCAACATAAATTTCTTTTATCAATTGGGTAATATCTCCGGAAATATCATAAATTCCTTGACCATATCCAACTCTTTCTACTGTTACTCCTGCGTGAGTAAAGATCTTAAAATCTTTATCATTTTGAGCTGACTCGAAAACATCACGCCATGCCTCTAAATCTACGAATGTCGGATGCAAACCGTCCGGAGCATCGGTTCCAACTTTTACCAATGTTAAAGGATTCACCATATTATCTGCTTGCGCAAATTTTGATTCTCTTAACCGATCCATAAGCATTAATTGTCTAAAAATACAAACTGGCAATCCGGTTCCACGAATCTCATAAGGAGAAATTCTTCTCGCCAAATGGGAAATATTAAAGTTATCAATTTGAATATTTTCACCCCGACGAACCGAATCGATAATATGAGAATTTAATTGCTTCCTTTGCTCAACATCCGCCGGCTTATTTGAACGAACAATATTCTTTAAATTCTCATCCGGACGGAGCATAATGATTGGCTCATTTGCAACAACCGTTCTCTTGACAATCATATAATCTGGATTTTGAATCATCAAACGGCTCCACTTGCCCTTTGATTCATCCAAATCGGCATATACGAAGGTTTCTCCCAAAAGCCAATACTCTTGAGCCATTTGAACACAAATGTTCATTAAATCAATTTCTTCAATCATATCATTGAAAAATTTCTCAATTTCTTTATTTGGACATTTAATATTTAATTTTGAAATTGGATATGTGGAATGAAGACAAATTGCATTATGAACCAATGGATTTAAAGCAAAAAAACTTCGACACCAAGCATTAATAGTTGCCCGATCTCTTGGCAATGAAATATTAGAATTTAACCACAATGGAGAATATACTTCGGGCGCTTGCTTTACCGAATCTCCTTGTCCTCCTCTAAATCCTCCCGAACCTCCATTGCTCAAAACTTGAGCATGCTTAACCATTTTAACGGATGATATTACATTTCCAGATTTAGTCATTCCAGTTGATTGAATTCCAGATCCGGAACCCTCTCTAAATAATCCTTGAGTTATTTCCGATGATAAAGATTCTTTTCGAGAATCAGATACAGTTTTCCCCATTAATGCGGAAACTTGCGGAATATTTGATTTATTGGACATATATGAGTCGGAATTTGATGGTCCTTCCCATAATTTACTTTTCTTATTAAATGGCATGATAATCCTTTATAAGTAATATATCAGATTACATCCTACGTTTTATATAACCAGTTACAGCCAATGGTTTTTCTTTCTGTTTAAAATTTTGCTCAATTAAATGAGGGTTTTTATCATTAAACCCTCTGGTCACTAAATATTTATAAGCAATATAAGCATTTAATAAAGCCATAAAACCGTCATTTGGAGTAGATCCTTTAACATAATGAATTGTTGGATCTCCATATTTTGACGTAGTTGGTTTTAATTCCATGGATACACAATGATTAATTAGCCAAGAAATTCTATCATAATCTCCTAATGGAAATCTAATTTGTCCCTTTTTCAATAATTCAAACATTTCTCCAATAAAATAATCTCTTTCAAATGAAATCTCTTTTGGATAAGATTCTTTATTGAAAGAAACCTTATTATTTAATTTTGCCATAGCTCTGGAAACTAAATACTTATCTCCATAAACTGTATGCATGATATGAGAGAAATCTTGAGAGAATCCAATATCTCCCACACACAAATTAACGGAATATTGTCTCATCAAATTATCAATAATTCCCTTTTTACTTTCCGGATCTGATCTTTGAAATTTAAATGCCAAATCAATTGAAAATAAATGCGGTCCCTTAACTGACATGATAACTGCTGTAGTATAAGATTGTCCGGCTTTATCTCTTTTATTTGGATTTGCCAATTGTTCTAAATCTGATCTGGCTCCATAGTCAATTCCAAGGACAACCATCTCTTCATCTCCGGTTGATATTCTGGAACGACATTTCCTCTCTCTATCTCCACATAGTTCAATAATCTCTTCCGCCGTTATTGGAGTTGCATCTCCATGATAAAATTCTCCCAAAACTTCGTTTTTGAATTTTCTCTCTGTATTGGTTGGATGATTCTCCGGCATTTCAGCATCAATATCTTCTCGCTTAATTTTTGGCATATAAAATTGATTTATATGGAATCCAACAAATCTAACTTTGGGATCATTTATATCTTGAGAAGATATCCATTTTCCTCTTTCAGCAGCTTCCAATTTGTTTTGCTCAAAATTGCATTTGGGACATTTAACAATATGACCACGAATCCATATGGTTTTCCATTCATCTGAATCTGGAGTATATAATGGGAAATGTTCCTTGCATTTTTCGCATCCCAAATAATAATATTGCTGAGATGAAACATTCCACATTCTGTGAAAATCGGATCCCTTTTTCTTGGGAGTTCCAAAATAAACCTGAACTCCTCCCGGGATTCTTCCATGATTGGCTTGTTTCAACATTTCAACCGTGTTTCCAATAGCCTCACCGGTAATATCTTGACACTCGTCATAAAAGATGACATCTGCCGTGCCACCTCTTAGCCTCCCGCCATCTAGGCTGGTGGAGTCGATTCTTATAAAATTACCGCCGCGAAACTGTTTAAAACCCAACGAATTATTATTATCGCTGGTCGCATCCAACATCGATTGAATATATGTCTTAAATTGACCTTTATTATCCTTAACATCCGATGGAATTGATGAATTGATTAATGGATTTAATTTTTCCTTTGAATAATTCTCGGCTCCTCCAGCAAATGGGAAAGCATGAATAATTCTTATGGGCGGCTTATTTCCATTTCCAAAAGATCCACAACATGTGAAATATAATTCTAATACCGATGCCAATGTCGTTCCGCCAACCTGACGTCCCTTTACTAGTATTAATGGTTTGGCATCTGGTTCCAAAGCCTTAATTCCGATATACCTATAAATATCGCTAAACGGTTTATATCCGGAGCCGTTTAGCCGAAATGGCTCTCCATCCAAATTTAAATAATGTTCGGCGAAAGCTACCGGGTCTAAATTTAATAACTCTTGTTTTAACTTAGCAAAAATATCAACCGGTTCTGAGGCTTTAGCTTCATTTACTGCTTTATTAGCTCTATCTGCATTTCTTGTTCCCATAAGGTAAATGATATTTTAATCACTTAAATTATTGAAATAATTAAATTTTTGCGGGATTTAATGAATGAAAAGCGTCGGTATTTGATGGATCAATCTTATCATCGGGCGAGCTTGATGACATTCCCAAATTTGATTCATTCTTATATAAATTTGGATTATCCGTTTTTGCCGCGAGATTAAGTTTGGAAATAAGAATTATTAATTTATTATCATCCCACATTTTATCATCTGAAACATCATTTTGATGGATGGAACGAATCCTTCCCAAAATTGCAGGAATGGAAAGATTTCCTCTTGAATCTTTAATTACGTTTTCAATGGTTGATAAGATTTGTGGATGCTTCTTAAGAAGATCTGGAGAATTCTTATTACCTTTAGAATTATTCTCCGGCTCCACGGATGCTGTTTTTCTTGATGTTTCTGATTCATTTGCAATTCTCGATTTATTAAATGCCGACAATCCACTTCTTTCAATCATATCTTCTACGGCAGATTGTACTGAATTGAATTTTGATTTTGTGCCATTCATTATTGAATTTATTTGA